CTAACTCACTGATTTTAATAAGCCTCTTGTGTCACTTTGGTGACCATGGGACATCATTGGGACATAATCTGCCAGCTTCTGATTCAGCATTGCGATCTGTTCTGCATTGCTGTCAGTCATCCATGCTCCGTATACATTGAACACCATCTGGGCACTTGCATGCCCCATCTGGCTGGCAATGAAGCTTGGGTTTGCTCCGGCAGATAATGACCAGCACGCATAAGTGTGTCGTGACTGGTATGCTTTCCGGTGCCTGATGCCCGCACGCTTAATGGCTGTTTCCCATGAGTCGCCAATGGAATCTACCTTGTAGATAAAACCTACCTGTTTGCTTTTTCTAACCACCTGGGGGTTAAATACGAAAGTACATTCATGATTCACTGAACGTCCATATTCACGTAGTTGAACCTTGATGTGGTGCTGCTTACCCAGTCTTGTCATTTCAGCCTGATTTTTCAGGACACTGATAGCGGGCTGGATAAGATGCACAACCCTGTTTGTACTTGCTTCAGTTTTAGGTAGAGTGAACTCACCGAGTTTCGTATAATTGCACCTGATAGTAATAGTTCCTGCTTTCAGATCGATATCTTCCCAGGCCAGGGAGACCAGTTCACCGTGACGCATTCCTGTGTACACAGCCAATGACCACAGGTTTTTCGTCTGCTGATGTCGGCAAGCATCTATCAGGCGAATAAATTCGTCACGAGTTAGCGGATCTGGCTCTGCCCTGGCTCTTTTAAGAGGCTTAATTCCCTGGAAGGGATTTGCTTCTAAGTAACCGTGATCTGTAGCAAACTGAAACATTCCAGCGATTGTCGTCATGTAATAATTTACAGTAACGACGCTCCGTCCTTTTGCTGCTGCTTTGTTTTTCGTTGAATTCTGATACCCGGTCAGCAAATCTTTCCTGATATACAGCAATTCCTCTTTGGTTACCGATGACACCAGTCTGCCGCCTCCAATTTTCGGAACCATCGTTCTTGCAACGGATTCATAGCGATTGAATGCATTTGCAGAGATTTCCATTCGTTTCAGATCCAGCCACTTTTCTTCAAGTTCCTTCACCGTAATTTCTTTTTTACTTACCCCAAAAGCCTGAAGGTTAGGGGAGTCAGGGAACTGTGCAGCATAATCAAAGCTTCCTGTGCGGATGGCAAAACATACCGATGTCCGCAGTTCCCCGGCGATCTTCCTGTTCTTGGCAGTGTCAGGGACACCAAGATTTTCCCTGACACGTTTACCTTTAAAATTAAACCAGATGCGTAATGTGCCGCCGTGGTTTTCGACGCCTGTTGGATATTTGACTTTATCCATCGATACCTCCAGACGCCCAAGAGCGATACGAGCTTACATATTTCATGATATTAAATCACCTGGGTTGTTTGTTTTTCATTGAGGCGACCCAGGCATCTATTGCTTTTCTGTTATACATACATTCACTGGAAGGCTTTGGATTACCGTCTGGTGATACGTGAATATACTCTCTTCCAACCATCCAGCATTCTTTCCGGGCCCGAAGAATTGTGCCTGGTTTGAGCCCGGTAATTGCGATTAGAACGCTTTCACAAACCCATTCATTGGGAGCCAGTTGAATCACATTGCCCATGCATTACCTCACACAACACTCAGCCCACGGCAGTGGCACCAGACCTCAAACATTCGTTTCACAATTTCACGACAGTAGAAACCGTCAACATCTCGCGTCAGGTCGTAGCGGTTGCCGTAACGCTGGTGACCCATAGCTCAAACGCTTTATTCATTTTTTACTTCCTTTGCATTGTGCGTAATTTCTTCAGGTGCTTTTCTTGTTCTGTTTCAGCCAGAATCTTGTGATATTCCAGGTGGTCAATATGCTCGAACAGGCTACTGAATTCACCGATGCGTACTCGCCCGGTACGTCCGTCCATCCTCCGAAAGAACACTGAGTGCTCAGTACTGCGAGTAATTTCTACTGGGTATCCGGCTCTGTCTGTGTATATCTGCCCGCGTTGAATCAAAGCGAACATGTGGTTATCCCCATCGACAAATCGAGTACACAACAAACGCTACTGCGAATACCATCCCCAGAGTTACGATTGCATCAGGCCAGCTCATTGATTCACCTCCTGCGGCGTCCTGGTATTCGATTTTCATTCCGGATGCTCCTGAGCCACGTTGAAATCGCCATGATCACGACAAGGCATCACAACAAATTCAGGATTGCCATACATTGAGTTGATGATGGAATCAAACTGAATTCTGACCGCTTGCCCGTCACCGGAGGGACGTAACTGGACGGGAATAAATTTACGCTCACGACCAAACATCTTCTCTGGATAACTCAGGTAACCCGACTGGTGCACCGGGTGAGTACAGCGGTCAAACTTTTTCGGAATGATGCGATCCAAATCCGGAAAACAACCGTCCACCAGTTTAATGCCGGTAATGGACAGTCGTCGCTGAAACTGGTCGCGATGAACAGCGATCGGCTCTTTACTAAAAATCAGCTCTGTCGTTTCGGCTTTGGCCGGGACGCCCCCTTCGAACTGGACAATGATGTTTTTCTTCGTCCGGATGCCGTGAGCCATGCGCAGTGCCACGGAACCATTGGTTGCCTCAATATGTTTCGGCGTGATGTGAAGACCGTTCAGGTAATAACGAACGTCGTTTTTAGCAGCGCACACCAGAGCGGCGCGAATAAGTTTTGACTGGATGATCATGCTTTATCCTCCCATCCGATCACCTGGAAAAGCCCCATCTTCGGGTGATACCAGCGTGTGCCGCGTGGTTCAGCCTCTGACATCATTTGGTGGAACGCCGCCATAAATGGCTCAAGCTCGACGATAGCCCTGCGAGACAACAGACCGTCCGGAGTCATGAATTCGTGGGTGTCTGTAGGAATTTGATATGCGTTCACCAGATTCCGACACTTGGCGTCACTCATTCCACTTTTGGCTACCACCTGGCGGTAACCGACATATCCGGCGCGCATTGTGCCGCGTTTGATGTTCTCCACAGCTTTGGTGACCGTTTCGATCTTCTTTTCAACATGACTCAGGCGCTTTTGCTGGCGAACGGCATCGGCGGCCATTGCAGCGATCATCTCCATTTCCGTCAGCGGCGCGTGAGTTCGGAAATAGCTGTTAACCAGTTCGCGCTGAACCTGCCAGGCCAGATCGTCGGTGAAGGATTTCACCAACATCAAATAACCGGATTCGACCAGTACAATTCCTGCTGCTGCAAATTTTGAGAAAGTACCGTCAGGGAGGTGTCGACGAATTTCGTCGGAACCTAATTCGAAGTAGTCTTCCCCTTCAATAAGACGAGACTTGTTTTCGCGGAAATTGCGTCCCGCTGTTCCGTCCGGGCGTTGGTGCACTTCATCAATCATCGCCAGCGTCACCACGCGCTGACCGCGATATTCGATTACCGGAAACTGTTTGTTGTTGATGGTTACAGTATTCATTTTTATCTCCAGACAGCCCGGCGTGTAATACCGGGCATATGTATTACTTAACCTGAATAAATGGTGTGTTGGCACCGCTGGTCATGTACTGCGGCAGTGTGCCGTTCCATTTATTGATGGCTTCCAGCTCCATAACACCGGGGTTCTGGCGCAGAGCTTCACCGCGTAAACGAATTGCATCGGCTTCGGACTGGGCTTTTGTGCGAATCGCATCAGCCTGTCCGGCAGCTTCTGCACGCAGCATGTTGGCTTCTGCTTCGCGTTGTTTAACTTCCTGCTCGCGTTGCAGTGTTTTCTGGTTTGCCGTGACTTTGGCGTTAATGCTGTCGATAACGGTTGGTGGGTACTCTGGCTTACCCACATATGAGAGGCTCATTACCTGAATACCGATGGGTGTCATTTCTTCCTAGATGTCTTTTAGAGCGGCATCCAGTAATTCAGATTTACCGCCGTCAATAAATTTGTCGGTGGTCATTTTGCTGGCCAGCCGATTGAGTGCGTCGGCGATCTTCTGGCGCAGGTCGGTGTTGGTAATGTCATCCACGCCTTTGCGGTAAGTCTGAAACACCGTGGTAACTTTGGATGGATCAACTTTGTAGGCCACGCCGATGTGATAGCCGATGGTTGTGCCGTCACTCATCTGGAAACTGAACGGTTCATCGTAGGTCTTCATTTGCTTGAAGGTCGGGAAAATGTAAACTTCAGTATTCCAGCCAGTCCAGTAGCGACCAACACCGACCACTTCACCGACACCTTTGTCGTCGCCCAGTTTGTTGACTTTGATACCCACATTACCTGGTTCAACGCGATCGCAACCTACAAGTCCGAAGACAGCCAGACTGACCGCGAAAACAAGCGCAATTGTTTTTTTCATTTTTCCCTCCCGGGGAAAGAAAGACCCTTATAAATGGCATAAATGCAGGGCGGGGTCAGACACGCCAGAGCAAAGCCAGAAATCACTGCTACCGTATCCTTCATTGATATGAGGGCCGGAACGATTAATCCGTAAATACATGCGATAATTGCCAGTGATATAACTATTCTGAAATAAATGTTCATGGTCCTCCTGATGTATTCGGCTTGCCTTATTTAATTGCGTCATGGTTAATTTCGTTTACGTCAGAATGGTTTTGTTGCCATCAGTTCGTAATATCCGGCGCTCCATGTGTCATATTTTCTGAACCATTTTTCTGTATACTGTTTCCTGGCGATGAGTCTGCGCAGTCGTCTGATTGTTCGCTGGTGTGCGCGGGTATACTCTGTGGTTGATTCTCCACGTTTCCATATTGAGGTGTACTGGCAATAGCGGACACTACCATTTGTTCTTTTTTTAAGCAGCCATCTGATGATATTTTTCCCTGAAGGCTGCCGGGGAGATATTCCCCAGACGAGAGTGACGACGCTGACGATTGTAGAAAATCTCAATGTATTCCCGTATTACTGAGATGGCTTCATCCCGGTTATTAAAACGATAGTGGCTCAGGCTCTCATTTTTCAGCGTTCCCCAGAAGCTTTCCATCGGAGCGTTGTCGTAACAGTTACCTTTACGCGACATTGATGTTTTCAGACCAAACTGCTCCTGTATGACCCGGTAATCGTATGCGCAGTACTGTGAACCTCGATCAGAGTGGTGGATTAGCCCGGCAGGTGGGCGCTGGCTCCTGAGCGCCATAAACAGGGCTTTACCTGTCAGCTCTTTTGTCATGCGCTCTCCCATGGCGTAGCCGACAATTTCGCACGTATAAACATCTTTGATGCCAGCGAGGTACAACCATCCCTCCTGTGTGGCAACATACGTCAGGTCCGCCACCCAGACCTGATTTGGTGCTGTAGGAGCGAACGTCTGGTTCAGCAGATTTGGCGCAACTGGCAGATTGTGGTTCGGGTTCGTAGTCGCTCTGAACTTGCGTTTCTGCTTACAGAGTAGCCTTAGCTCCTTACGAAGACGTGCCAGTCGGTCACGACCAACGATGATGCCATTCTCTGCCAGCTCCGTCTGGAGCCGCCGGGTTCCATATGTTTCGCGAGTGCGGATATGTGCCACCTTAATCTCCAGTTTTAGCCGCTCATCACTTTGTTTTCTGTCTGAGGGTTCATGCTGTACCCAGTTGTAATAACCGCTCCTGGATACACCAAATACCTGACACATCGCTTCAATGGGAAATTGTTGTCGCCATTGTTCGATTAACGCGTATTTTTCAGCGACTCCTGTGCAAAATACGCTGTTGCTTTTTTTAATATATCTCGCTCAAGGCGAGCTTCATTTAACGCCTTACGCAGTTGCAGAATTTCAGATTCCAGTTCAGCCACCGTGCGGGAACCAGGAGTACCGAGCCCTTTTCTGGCGGCGGTAACCCATTGTCCTAAAGTGCCTTCAGGAAGGGATAATCGGGAAGCGCCTTCACTGATCGAAAGTTGATTTTCAAGAACCGTTCTGACAGCTTCGGCTTTGAACTCTTTAGAGTAACGTTGGGTTTTTCTGCTCATTATTAGCTCCTTCTGATGCCATTCTATTTCAGGAAGGAGTGTCCGTTAAACTCAGGCTACCTCAGGGGGATAAGCAGCGGCAGCGCTACCAGGCACAGTTGCACATCCGGCAGGAATACCGGCAACAGTTGCAACAGCTTGAGAATGACAGTCGCCAGAAAGGCACTTACGGGACGGAGGACTACCGGAGGGCTGAGGAGGTGCTGAAGGGGAGCCTGAAGCGACAACTGAATGAAAACAAACGCTACTGGCAGGAACTGGAAGTGGCGCAGGGCGACTGGAAAAACGGTGCCATGCGGGCGTTTCAGAATTTTACGGCGGATGCGGATAATGCGGCGGGAACGGCAGAACAGATGTTTACAGTGGCATTCAGCAGTGCCGGTAATGCACTGGCGACATTCTGTACCACCGGTAAGCTGAATTTTAAATCCTTCACCTCTTCCCTGTTGTCAGATATGGCCAGAATTATGGCACAGATGGCCATGATGCAGGCGGTAAAGGGCGTCGGTTCTTTATTCGGCTTCACGACTAATGCTGATGGCGGTGTTTACCAGTCTGCTGATTTGAGTCGCTACAGTGGCACGGTGGTTAACCGTCCGACGTTTTTTGCTTTTGCAAAAGGCGCGGGTGTGATGGGGGAAGCGGGACCTGAAGCCATTCTGCCACTGCGTCGCGGTGCTGATGGTAAGCTGGGGGTTGTGGCGGATACTGGTGGTTCAGGCATGGTGATGTTTGCCCCGCAGTACAACATTGAGATCAATAACGACGGCACGAACGGGCAGATAGGTCCGGCTGCCCTGAAGGTGGTTTATGACCTCGGGAAAAAAGCGGCCGCGGACTTTATGCAACAGCAGGCCCGTGATGGTGGCCGGTTAAGTGGAGCATACCGGTAATGGAGACGTTTCACTGGAAAGTGCGCCCGGATATGAATGTGGTATCAGAGCCGAAAGTGGTGACAGTGAAGCTGGGCGATGGTTATGAACAGCGTCGTGCGGCGGGACTGAATAACCAGTTGTCGACTTACAGCGTGACGATACGTGTTCGTAAAGGTGAACACCCATCTTTAAAAGCCTTTCTGGAACGGCACGGTGGCGTCCGCGCATTTCAGTGGACGCCACCTTATGACTGGAAACTGATCAGGGTGGTTTGTCGTAAATGGTCGGCAAGCGTGGGGGCGTTATGGGTGACTGTAACGGCCGATTTTGAACAGGTGGTGAACTGATGCAGGATATCCGGCAGGAAACACTGAATGAATGCACCCGTGCGGAGCAGTCAGCCCGGGTGGAGCTCTGGGAAATCGATCTGACAGAGGTCGGTGGTGAGCGTTATTTTTTCTGTAATGAGCAGAACGAAAAAGGTGAGCCGGTCACCTGGCAGGGGCGGCAGTATCAGGCATACCCCATTCAGGGGTCGGGGTTTGAACTGAACGGCAGGGGCTGTGCTGCCCGTCCGACACTGACGGTCTCTAACCTGCACGGCATGGTCACCGGTATGGCGGAAGATCTGCAGAGTCTGGTCGGCGGAACGGTGGTCCGGCGTAAGGTTTACGCCCGTTTTCTGGATGCGGTGAACTTCGTCAACGGAAACAGCGACGCCGATCCGGAACAGGAGGTGATCAGCCGCTGGCGCATCGAGCAGTGCAGCGAACTGAGCGCGGTCAGTGCCTCTTTTGTGCTGGCCACACCAACGGAGACGGATGGCGCGGTTTTCCCGGGGCGTATCATGCTGGCGAATACCTGTATGTGGACTTACCGTTCTGATGAGTGTGGTTACACGGGCAGGGCAGTGGCTGACGAGTTCGACAAACCAACGACGGATATCCGGAAGGACAAATGCAGCAAGTGTATGCGCGGGTGTGAGTTGCGCAACAATACCGGTAATTTCGGCGGTTTCCTTTCCATCAATAAACTTTCTCAGTAAATCCATGACACAGACAGAATCAGCGATTCTGGCGCACGCCCGGCGATGTGCGCCAGCGGAGTTGTGCGGCTTCGTGGTGAGAACGCCGGAGGGGGAAAGATATTTTCCCTGCGTGAATATCTCCGGTGAGCCGGAGGCGTATTTCCGGATGTCGCCGGAGGACTGGCTGCGGGCAGAGATGCAGGGTGAGATTGTGGCGCTGGTCCACAGCCACCCCGGTGGTCTGCCCTGGCTGAGTGAGGCTGACAGGCGGCTGCAGGTGCAGAGTGATTTGCCGTGGTGGCTGGTCTGCCGGGGTGAGATTCATAAATTCCGCTGTGTGCCGCATCTTACCGGGCGGCGCTTTGAGCACGGGGTGACGGACTGTTACACGCTGTTCCGGGATGCTTATCATCTGGCGGGGATTGAGATGCCGGATTTTCATCGCGGGGATGACTGGTGGCGTCACGGTCAGAATCTCTATCTTGACAATATGGAGGTGACGGGTTTTTACCGTGTCGCACTGACAGAGGCACAGCCGGGCGATGTGCTGCTGTGCTGTTTTGGTTCATCGGTGCCGAATCATGCCGCCATTTACTGCGGTGACGGCGGGCTGCTGCACCATATTCCTGAACAACTGAGCAAACGAGAGAGGTACACCGACAAATGGCAGCGACGCACACACTCCCTCTGGCGTCACCGGGCATGGCGCGCATCTGCCTTTACGGGGATTTACAACGATTTGGTCGCCGCATCGACCTTCGTGTGAAAACGGGGGCTGAAGCCATCCGGGCACTGGCCACACAGCTCCCGGCGTTTCGTCAGAAACTGAGTGACGGCTGGTATCAGGTGCGCATTGCCGGGCGTGATGCAGGTGAAACCGAATTGTCTGCCCGTCTTAATGAGCCGCTGGCAAATGGTGCAGTGATCCACATAGTACCGCGTCTGGTGGGAGCTAAAAGTGGCGGTGTGTTTCAGGCGGTGCTGGGGGCGGCTGTTATGGCGGTTGCTATATGGATGCCGGGGGTAGGAATTATGGCGAGTAATCTGCTGTTTTCTCTCGGTGCCAGTATGACGCTTGGCGGTGTTGCACAGATGCTGGCACCGAAAGCCAGAACTCCCCGTACACAGACAACGGATAACGGTAAGCAGAACACGTATTTCTCGTCACTGGATAACATGGTTGCCCAGGGCAATGTTCTGCCCGTTCTGTACGGTGAAATGCGCGTGGGGTCACGTGTGGTTTCTCAGGAGATCAGCACGGCAGACGAAGGGGATGGTGGTCAGGTTGTGGTGATTGGTCGCTGATGCAAAATGTTTTATGTGAAACCGCCTGCGGGCGGTTTTGTCGTTTATGGAGCGTGAGGAATGGGTAAAGGCAGCAGTAAGGGGCATACCCCGCGCGAAGCGAAGGACAACCTGAAATCCACGCAGTTGCTGAGTGTGATTGATGCCATCAGCGAAGGGCCGGTTGAAGGTCCGGTGGATGGATTAAAAAGCGTGCTGCTGAACGGTACGCCGGTCCTGGACAGCGAGGGGAAGACAAACTTTTCCGGTGTTACGGTGGTGTTCCGCGCCGGCGAGCAGGAGCAGACACCGCCGGAGGGGTTTGAATCTTCCGGCTCAGAGACTGTGCTGGGTACGGAAGTGAAATACGACACGCCGATCACCCGGACCATCACGTCGGCAAACATTGATCGTCTGCGCCTGACCTTCGGTGTGCAGGCACTGGTGGAAACCACCTCAAAGGGGGACCGGAATCCGTCGGAAGTCCGCCTGCTGGTTCAGATACAGCGTAACGGTGGCTGGGTGACGGAAAAAGACATCACCATTAAGGGCAAAACCACTTCGCAGTATCTGGCCTCGGTGGTGGTGGGTAACCTGCCGCCGCGCCCGTTTAATATCCGGATGCGCAGGATGACACCGGACAGCACCACAGACCAGCTGCAGAACAAAACGCTCTGGTCGTCGTACACCGAAATCATCGATGTGAAACAGTGCTACCCGAACACGGCGCTGGTCGGCGTGCAGGTGGATTCAGAGCAGTTCGGTAACCAGCAGGTGAGTCGCAATTATCATCTTCGCGGGCGCATTCTGCAGGTGCCGTCGAACTATAACCCGCAGACGCGGCAATACAGCGGTATCTGGGACGGAACGCTTAAGCCAGCATACAGCAACAACATGGCCTGGTGTCTGTGGGACATGCTCACTCATCCGCGCTACGGCATGGGGAAACGTCCTGAGGAATCCCCAGAAAACAAGACAGGCATAGTGAGATGTGATCTAATTGATTGTGCTAACAATTTCAAGGAGATCACCACTATGCCTGCACGTTCATTATGCCAAAATTTCCTTAACAACATACTGGCCCCTTTGCATCTTTACCGTCAAAAATCACTGATTGACGCAACTAATGCTGTAATAAATGGCGCTTCCCTCACACTTACCAGTATCGGGCGTCATTTAACCGGTACGGCATCAGTTAAAAACAAAATAAAACGGGTGGATCGACTGTTGGGGAATCGACATTTGCAAAATGAGGTTTCCACCATTTTTCAGCGAATTACCCAAAAGATTACGCGGGGAATGTCTCGTGTTGTGATACTCATTGACTGGAGTGCTTATCATGCCTCTCGTTTTCAGCTTTTGCGGGCAAGCCTGGCATGTGACGGGCGTTCTTTACCGTTGATGAGTTGTGTCGTTCCATCATCACAGACAGCGAATGCAGATGTACATGAGCGTTTTCTGGAATCGCTTGCTGAGTGCTTTTCCCCCGGGACTGATGTCATTGTTATTACAGATGCCGGTTTTCAGGGGCGATGGTTCCAACAGCTCCGCTCCCGTGGCTGGACCTATATTTGCCGGGTACTGGGCAATCATTATTACAATGTTGGTAATGGCTGGGAAAAGGTGTCGGACTCAGGCACAAAAGCATCAACGACAGCAATTTATTTAGGTGAAGGCCTGCTGGGTCGAGATAAAAATGCACAACATGAAGGGCATTTTTATCTTTATAAAAGTAAGCCTAAAGGTCGTAGATTTAAACGCTCGAAGGAAAGAGCAACCAGACCATCGGTGACGGCTAAAGCTCGTACTGCCGGGAAATCACCATGGTTTATTTTCACAAACAGTACTGAGTTCTCGCCAAAACAGGTAATGAAATTATACAGACGTAGAATGCAAATTGAGCAAAATTTCAGGGATGAAAAAAATCCTCGCTGGGGATTTGGACTACGGTTTGGTGCCAGTCATTCATCCGGGCGGGTCACGGTATTGAGTCTGAGCGCAACATTAGCCAGTATCATTATGTGGTTAAGCGGTTTCAGCCTGGAAAACAAAGGGATACATCATAAATATCAGGCAAATACAGTGAAGCACAGGCGAGTCATCTCGTTATTAAAACTGGCGGAGAATGTGATTCGACATTCTCCACTCATACTAAACACACTGTCACTTGACGCAGGGCTGAACGTTCTACAGCAACGGTATACCAATATGATAATGGTTTACTAAATTTTCTGGGGATCCCTCAGGGGAAACGTCTTGGTGCGGCAGATGTGGACAAATGGGCGCTGTATGTCATCGGCCAGTACTGCGACCAGTCAGTGCCGGACGGATTTGGCGGCACGGAGCCGCGCATCACCTGTAACGCTTACCTGACCACACAGCGTAAGGCGTGGGATGTGCTCAGTGATTTCTGCTCGGCGATGCGCTGTATGCCGGTATGGAACGGGCAGACGCTGACGTTCGTGCAGGAGCGACCGTCGGATAAGGTGTGGACCTATAACCGCAGTAATGTGGTGATGCCGGATGATGGCGCGCCGTTCCGTTACAGCTTCAGCGCCCTGAAGGACCGCCATAATGCCGTTGAGGTGAACTGGATTGATCCGGACAACGGTCATGAGACGGCGACAGAGCTTGTGGAGGACACGCAGGCCATTCTCCGTTACGGTCGTAACGTCACGAAGATGGATGCCTTTGGCTGTACCAGCCGGGGACAGGCGCACCGCGCCGGGCTGTGGCTGATTAAAACAGAACTGCTGGAAACGCAGACCGTGGACTTCAGCGTGGGTGCTGAAGGGCTTCGCCATGTACCGGGCGATGTCATTGAAATCTGCGATGATGACTATGCCGGTATCAGCACCGGCGGGCGCGTGCTGGCGGTGAACAGCCAGACCCGGACGCTGACGCTCGACCGTGAAATCACGCTGCCATCCTCCGGTACCACGCTGATAAGCCTGGTTGACGGAAGTGGCAATCCGGTCAGCGTGGAGGTCCAGTCCGTCACCGACGGCGTGAAGGTGAAAGTGAGCCGTATTCCTGACGGCGTTGCCGGATACAGCGTGTGGGGGCTGAAGCTGCCGACGCTGCACCAGCGCCTGTTCCGCTGTGTGAGTATCCGTGAGAACGACGACGGCACGTATGCCATCACCGCCGTGCAGCATGTGCCGGAAAAAGAGGCCATTGTGGATAACGGGGCACACTTTGACAGTGACCGGCGCGGCACGGTGAATGGTGTCTCGCCGCCAGCAGTGCAGCACCTGACCGCCGAAGTCATCGCAGGCAGCGGGGAATATCAGGTGCTGGCGCGCTGGGACACGCCGAAGGTGGTGAAGGGGGGGAGCTTCCTGCTTCGCCTGACCGTGGCAGCGGATGACGGCAGTGAGCGGCTGGTCAGCACAGCCCGGACGACGGAAACCACATATCGTTTCACGCAGCTTGCGTTGGGGCGTTATACGCTGACAGTCCGGGCGGTAAATGCCCGGGGGCAGCAGGGCGATCCGGTGTCGGTATCGTTCCGGATTGCGGCACCGGCAGCGCCTGTCACTATTGAACTGATACCGGGGTATTTTCAGATAACGGCGGTCCCGAAACTGGCTGTATATGACCCGACGGTGCAGTTTGAGTTCTGGTTTTCGGAAAAGCGGATTGCGGATATCAGGCAGGTTGAAACCAGCGCCCGCTATCTTGGCACGGCGCTGTACTGGATAGCCACCAGTATCAATATCAGGCCGGGCCATGATTATTATTTTTACGTTCGCAGTGTGAACACCGTTGGCAAATCGGCATTTGTGGAGGCCGTCGGTCGGGCGAGCGATGATGCGGAAGGTTATCTGAGTTTTTATAAAGGGTTGATCAATAAAACGCATCTCGGCAAGGAGTTGTGGACGCAGATTGATAACGGTCAGCTTGCGCCGGACCTGACTGAAATCAGGACGTCCATTACGAATGTCAGCAATGAAATCACGCAAACCGTCAATAAAAAACTGGAAAATCAGAGTGCTGCAATCCAGCAGATACAGAAAGTTCAGGTTGATACAAATAATAACCTGAACAGCATGTGGGCTGTGAAGCTGCAACAGATGAAGGACGGACGCCTTTATATTGCGGGTATCGGTGCCGGTATTGAGAATACGCCAGCAGGAATGCAGAGTCAGGTGCTGCTGGCGGCAGACAGGATTGCGATGATTAATCCTGCGAATGGCAACACAAAGCCGATGTTTGTTGGTCAGGGCGATCAGATATTCATGAACGACGTGTTCCTGAAACGCCTGACGGCTCCGACCATTACCAGCGGCGGTAATCCTCCGGCATTTTCCCTGACACCTGGCGGACGGCTGACGGCGAAAAATGCCGATATCAGCGGTAACGTGAACGCGAACTCCGGGACGCTCAACAACGTCACGATTAATAAGAACTGTCGGGTTCTGGGAAAATTGTCCGCGAACCAGATTGAAGGCGATCTCGTTAAAACAGTGGGCAAACCTTTCCCACGGGACTCCCGGGCACCGGAGAGGTGGCCATCAGGGACCATTACCGTCAGGGTTTATGACGATCAGCCGTTTGATCGGCAAATTGTTATTCCCGCGGTGGCGTTTCGCGGTGCTAAACATGAGCGGAAGAATAACAATATTTATTCGTCATGCCGCCTGATAGTGAAGAAAAACGGTGCTGAAATTTATAACCGAACGACCCTGGATAATACGCTGATATATACGGGTGTTATTGATATGCCTGCCGGTCACGGTCACATGACGCTGGAGTTTTCTGTATCGGCATGGCTGGTAAATGGCTGGTATCCCACAGCAAGTATCAGCGATTTGCTGGTTGTTGTGATGAAGAAAGCCACTGCAGGCATCACGATTAGCTGAATTTTATAACCCAGATACGGGCACCAGAAATGGTGCCTTTTTTATTGCAGAAAAGCGAGAGGTAATTATGCGTAAAGTTTGTGCAGCCATTTTGTCCGCAGCCATCTGTCTGGCTGTATCCGGTGCGCCTGCATGGGCGTCTGAACATCAGTCCACGCTGAGCGCCGGGTATCTTCAGCCCCATACTGATATGCCAGGCAGCGATGACCTGAAGGGCATTAACGTGAAATACCGTTATGAGTTTACGGACACGCTGGGGCTGGTGACGTCATTCAGCTATGCCAACGCTGAAGATGAGCAAAAAACGCATTACAGCGATACCCGCTGGCATGAGGATTCCGTGCGTAACCGCTGGTTCAGCGTGATGGCGGGGCCGTCTGTGCGCGTGAATGAATGGTTCAGCGCGTATGCGATGGCGGGCGTGGCTTACAGCCGTGTGTCGACCTTCTCCGGGGATTATCTCCGCGTAACTGACAACAAGGGGAAAACGCACGATGTGCTGACCGGGAGTGATGACGGTCGCCACAGCAACACGTCTCTGGCGTGGGGAGCTGGCGTGCAGTTTAACCCGACCGAATCCGTGGCCGTTGACGTCGCTTATGAAGGCTCCGGCAGCGGTGACTGGCGTACCAACAGTTTCATCGTGGGTGTCGGTTATAAATTCTGATTAGCCAGGTAACACAGTGTTATGACAGCCCGCCGTTTCAGGCGGGCTTTTTGTGGGGTGAATATGGCAGTAAAGATTTCAGGTGTACTGAAAGATGGGGCGGGTAAACCTGTCGTAAATTGTGCGATTGAACTGCGGGCCAGAAGAACCAGTCCGACCGTTGTGGCACACGTTGTTGCCACTTGCGTGACGGACAATAACGGTGCTTATGTGATTGAGGCTGAGCCGGGGTATTACGAGGTTGCGCTTCACTGTAACGGCTGGCAGCCAACCCGTGTCGGGGATATTGATGTGGCACCGACTGATGCACCGGGGACACTGAACGCGTTTCTGAATGCACCAAAGGATGGTGATTTACGTCCGGAGGTGATGAAGCGCTTTGAGGAAATGGTGGCGCAGGCGCAGCAGAGTGCCGGGGCTGCAGCCGGAAACGCACAGCAGACGGCGCAGGATGTGGCGGCAGCCGCAGGTTATGCCCGCGCAGCAGAACAGGCCAAAAATGACATTGATGCTGCGCTGACCGGCACTCTGAAAACGGCTAACCATCTGTCTGAAATCGCAGCAGCAGGCGAAAAGGCACAACAGAAGTCCCGGGATAATCTGGGGCTGAAAAGTGCAGCCACGATGGAAGCACAGAGCGACATTTACGACCGGACAAAAGGCCGTCTGGCGATACCCGGCGCATTCGGCTTTGGGCGTGCTTTTCTGCCTGAAGATGTTATCCGTTTTGACACTAAGAGTGATTTCCTGGCCTGGGTAAGGAATGCGCTGCCAGGTGAGTATTCCGTTGCTGGCCGCCTGGGCATCATACCCGACACACGGTTTGAAGGGGTGCTCAGCATCCGGTGGACTGATGCACGCCCTGAGACAACAGAACCGCGGTACAGAGCCAAATCCCTTACTTTTTACGGCATTAACGGCCCCATTTATCACACCCGCTACTGCTACTGGCCCATATCCAGACTGACTGGGTGAAAATAAATATAACCACAGAAGATATTATTTACAGAATCGTGGCGAGCTCTGTCTGCAACAGATGGGGAGACCCTGACATTGGCGGGCTGATTATTGCTGCGTACCAGGGAGAAGCTGACGGTGATAAAGTCATCAGACTTGTCAGGGGGCAGTCATACAGAGGCTCACGACTGGGACCGGTGGGGATTTCAGTGCCCAGTACTCCCACCGGAACGTATATAGCATCCCCACAATTTTTCATTACGGGATGTTCAGAGCATTCATTACCGGGGTCATATTGCGCCCTGTCCGGGGTGCCGGATGCACATGTCTCTGGCGCAATGCCCGGGCTTTTTATTCGCACATCGTGAGGAATGCACCGTGGAAATTAAAAAAATCATTAATCCCCGTTATACCGAAAGTGGCGCAGTAGACTGTGACGTTTTTTTTGACGACAGGGACCAGGCAGTCCCCTACACAGCCACCGCTGATGATGTCGCACCGACGGGTCAGCGAATCTGGCAGGAACTGCAAAGTGGCAAATGGGGTGAGATAGCCCCATTCACTGTGACACCAGAAATGCTGGAAGCGGCCAGAGAGGCCAGACGTCAGGAAATTGAAGCATGGCGCACAGAACAGGAGGCGAAGCCGTTCACGTTTGAATGGAATGGTCGTATCTGGAATGCTGGCCCCGACTCACTGGGCCGCCTGTCCCCGGTAGTCATGCTGGCAAAATCTGTCACAGCACAAACACATATGGCGTGGAGCGATGCCGATAATCAGCAGGTGAAACTGTCGATGCCGGAACTGGAAGAACTGGCGGCAGCAATGGCGCAGGCGCAGGTCGATCGCAACGATGAGATTTATCGCCGTCAGCGGGAGATGAAAGAGGAGCTGAGCAGTCTGGATGATTTGGCTTCAATTCGGGCGTTTGACGTTGAGTAATGAATAAGCCGCAACTGGCGGAATCACAGAAGACCGCTTTGCTTACCGAAGCGGAGTCTGTCATCCGGCAGCCGGGGCGTGCTGTCAGGCTGAACAGGGAAACGGATGAATCCGGGGAGGCCCGGGGGCAGGCCTCCGTTTTTCCGGAGTCAGTCCGGTCTGTGGTTTATGCGATGTGATTATGAATGGTGCAGTTGTGAGCCGTTTTCAGACAATCGCAGGGCCAGTACCTCGTCAGTCAGCTGACGGTAAATCTGCTGTTCAGTCTCTCGCATCACCTGTGCACCGGCTTCCCTCTCCGCATCCGCATCACCGCTCAGACCTGATGCTTTCAGCCGGTCAGCCACCCTCTGAGGGTACTCATTCTCCAGCATCTCATATTTCTGCTCTTCTGCCAGCGCCCAGCGGTCAGCTTCCGTACGCTTCAGTACAGCATGCCATGGTCCCCAGAGGGAGAACCAGTCCGTAAATTCATTCTCTTCACGGCTTCTGACCATGGCTTCGGCAGTGCGGAGGTCATTTGCTGTCACTCCCGACACGCCATAGAAACGCATTTCCTTCACGGCAGTGGAGAGCTGAAGTTTCTCTGCGAGCATGGTCTGGAAGGCCAGGTAGACTTCTATCTCATCCACAAAATGGAGAGTTCTGACTTTATCCCGGGCAATGTCCTCCAGAATTTCGAGGCGGAACATTTCCCTGCCCAGGGAGAGCAGAGCGCCGGTATCATTATCGAAAAGGCCTTCTGATGCCTGATGGACCAGGAGGGTTTTCCGGAGATTGTTCCATGTGAGCGCGACACGGTCCTCACAGCTCTCAGTGGCATCAGCAGCAACAGCGAAAGACTGCTGTCGAAGCTCCGCAGAGGCACTGAGTTTTTCCAGCCATGCAGCGACCTGTTCACGGAATCCGGAGGTATTGCGTGCAGAGACGGTATCGGAAAGGCGGTCAAGGAACGCGGAAAAGGTGTTGGCGTGCTCTTCATGTTCAAAAGCATGCCATATCTGTGATACATCAGATTGTTTGTTTTCCGGGAACCATGCTGTCACGGCATCAGCCAGGGGGCGATGGAGTGTATTCTGTTGTCCGTCACTCATGGAGAAGTAAATCCGTGGGCCGTGGTAGTCCGGCGAAGAGGTTAATCTTTGCAGGGATTGCAGAGCATGGGATGACAATGGGTTATCACTAATATCTATTGAACATTCATTCCTCAGATTAAGAATGCTTTCCGGGATATGACTTATCTGATTTATGTCAAAATAACCGTTCCTTAAATTTTCCGGCAGGTATGGAATATCGGTTAACAT